TGTCGATGATGATTGCGCCGGTCCCTTGGCTCGTTTCCTGAAACGTCAGGCCGGGGATCATCGACTCCCAATAGCCGTTCAGCTTCGGCACGGCGTGCGGGATAACCGGCCCCATCGACGCCAGCTTTCGCGTTGCCGATAGCGTAACGGCCTTCCCGTTCGTCTCGTTGAGCAGAAAATAGAACTTCTTCCCCTCCTGCTCGCACAGATCGACCGTGCTTTCTGCGGCCCGGATGTCGTGCGGCGAATGCTTGGCCGGAATAATGACGAGATCGGCCAGCCGGATCGCCGTGCGGTTGATCTCATGGTCCTGCGGCGGTGTGTCGATGATGCACCACTCGAACCCGGCGCTTGCCAGCTCGGCATGCTTCGCTGGTAGGTGCTTCGCATCCTTGACCTTGGCGAACGCTGGCGTCGCGGCCTGCCGGTCATTCCACCAAGCGGAAAACGATCCTTGCGGGTCGAGATCCATCGTGACGACTGGCCCCTTCCCCATCAGTTCAAGCGCCACGGCGACGTGTGCGCTGTGCGTCGTCTTTCCGCTCCCGCCTTTCAGGCAGGAAAACACGAGGGTTTTCATTGGTTCCTTCCTTCCTTGTTATCTTGGAAAGAATAAACCAATCAAGGAAACTTGGCGGTATAATTTCTTCGTGGAGCGCATACGCTGGTGTCCTCTCAGGAGGTAGCGCCCATGCCGCCAACTCATGTTTTTATGAGCTGGCCTCCGCCAAAGGTGGACATACCCAAGAGGCCCAGCATTCTTCTTAAAGCCCGCTTTCGAGCGGGCTTTTTCATTTTTACAGTGCACCGTCCTCGGATAACCAAGGTTCCAACCTTCCTTGGTTCCTTCCTTGCTTACGCCGCCTGCCTCAGTTCAAACCGCTCCGTCGCCTTCCCCTTGCGTATCTGTACAGCCTTCCCGGCATGGAGCCGCTTCGTATATTCGGCGCACGCTCGCGTGTACTGGCGCCGGCTCACGGTATCGACAAGCGCCTCGAATACGTGAATCCCGCCATTCAACGCCCGCAGCTCGTCGCCAGTCAGCACGAAACTGTCGCGCACATGGAACCGCTCGGCTACTTCAATCATGGCGTTCTGAGCATCGTACAGCGCACGCAGGCCGATCTCGCCATTGCCCGCGCTTTCACACAGTACGATGGCAATGTTCATGCCGATTACGATCGTGTCCCATTCCGCCTTGGTCGCCGTCCCGCGCGAGAAGGAGAGGGCGGCCATGTGAACCGATGTCAGCACTTCGAGCCGCTCTTCCCCCTGCATCGGCTCGTCGGCGTTTTTCAGGTACATGATGTGGTTCTTGACCTCGCGTAACTTGCGTGGCTTGCGAGGTTTCTTGCTACTCGGCATTACTTCGGCTCCTTGTTCGCGGCTAGGATTGCGCGGCGCGCTCCGTTAAAGTCGAATCCCGTCCAATCACTCGGACTGCCCATGTTGCGGAATATGAATTCGGATAGCGCCTTAAGTTGCTCATCTGTCAGCGCCGCATCCTTCCCGGCGTCCGCATGCTCCTGACTCGCGCCCGCTGCGATTTCATCAACAATTGAAAGCGCCTCAAGCACATCGGCGAAGAAAACCAGTGCGCCGTACTCGTTCTCTTGCCCGTTCCAGTCGTAGCGCTTGAACCGCTTCGCCCCCGCTGTGTCGGCGTCCGCACGCTCAGGCGTAGGGGCGGCGATGCGTTTTGCAATTCCGCGCACTTCTTCGGCCTGTGCGGCGCTTAAGAACTTTGAAACCCAATTGAGATAGTCTGCATCCGGCTGCGCCTCACGCGGTGCGCACTCGGCAGCGTCGATCTGAGCGTCACGCTTCCCTTTCGCCATACCGTCGAGATAACCGCGCTGATATGCGGATTCGTTTGAATCACGCGGTGCGCAATCGGCTTGCGGGGCGTCGATAGTCACGCCGGGGTTTCCTTGCAGATCGGTTGCGCCTGATCCAACGACCGGGAACACATACGCCACCGCCTTACCCTTGCCGCCATCGGCGCGGGACGACAGCGCGAGTGCCACGCGCACCGCATAATCCGGCGTGTCGATGCTATTTGCGTAGGTAGCCATTGCGTCACGCAGAACTAGCGAAATATCCGCATCGTCTGCCGCGCGTTTGTTGTCTGTCATGGTGTCCTCTATGCAGCGAACAGGTCGCCGATTGCTTTACGTGAGCGGCGCGTTTCGGCCGCGTTCTTCCGGTGATGGTCGGCGTCGTACCGAAGGTGGTGCAACTGGCACAGCGCCTTCAGGTTCGACGGATCGCAGTTCTCCGGCGTGTGGTCGAGATGCGCGATCGTCAGTACAACCCTAACGAACTTCTGGCCCGGATACTCGCTGCCCTTCGCGAAGCCGAGATACTTGCCGGTTTCCTCGTCTCGCACCTCGCCGTCTTCCAGCATGTAAGTGCCGTTGCTGCCCCGGCAGATCAGCATCCCGTTCGGCGCTGTGCACTGTTCGCACTGGCCGCCGGCCCGCTCAAGGATCGCCGCGCGGATCTGCTTCCAGTCAGCCGGATAGCGCGCTTTGTTCTCAGGCTTGATCGGCATCTACGGCTCCCTCGCAATAACTATCGTTCCAATCCGAATCTCGACGCGCTCCGCTGCGCACTTCGCGAACAGCGCCGCGCTCGACGCCACCGCTTGATGCAGCAGCACGCTCGTCGGCTTCATGGCGTTGCAGAGCGCTCCTAGGTGCGTGAGAGCTGCTGTCTTTGTGGGGGTCATGCGGCAGCGGATTCGTGGCGAACCTTTTCAGCCCTCTCAAGCGCTGTGCGAAAGCTCAGTTCACCTTTCTCGACCATCTTCTGCACGGCTCGGTCGATTGCGTCAACGATGGAGTCACCGCCGGCCACTCGAAAACCGGTCGGAGCATGGGACACGCGGAACTTTTCGCGATCAGTTTCCGTGTAAGGATCGCCGTCTTTGTCGAAAAGATCGTGTTTGACGAAAGGGTTGTAATGCACAACAAACACCTCTCCTAATCCGTTCGGGAGGTCAACTGGCTCCCCAATCATTTCGAAGAGTTCGCCGCCTTTTATCGAAATTTGAAATCTCATGTTCTTCTCTCTATCGTGTCCGGCGCGATGCGCCAAGGTGTCTGTCTGCTTTGAGTACGACCGAGGCGCTATAACCTGGCTCGGTCGTGTTCGAAGATGGCGGCCACGGATCGGGACATGCGTAATAAGAATATCGTCGATGTGTACATGTTGGTTTCCTTCCGTTGGTTGTTGTAGTGCTGCTTTATTGGTGTCAATAATACTTATACGGCATCGCTTTGGCAAGTGCTAAAACAACTATTTCCGCACGGTCATGCAAAGTTCACGATGGCGATTCATCGGCGCTTCGTATCCGGTGAGATTCGCCTTCATCCATTCCGGCGTCTCTGCGCGCTTCGTCTTGCGCTCGACTGCTTCCCGTAAGGCATCACCTTCGAGCAGGCTGTATCGCACGATCACGCTCTTGCTGCTGCCGCTGCGTCGCCCTTCGCGCCATACGATGCCCTTGCCGACGAGAACATGCAGCGTGTCGCGCACAGCAGCGCGAGGGTGGTCCGGCAACAGGTCCATGATCTGATCCTGGCTATAGATCGTGTCCGCCGTCATGGCGTCGATCAGCTCTTGTTGCGGGACGGTCTTCGCGGTCGAAGATCCAAGTTTCATCGTGTTTTTCATGAGTGCATGCGGTCAAGTGTTGCGTTTAGCAGATCAAGCTCGGTGCATTTCAGGATGCGCAGATACGTCTGATCGCCGTGGATTCCGTTCGGGCCTTGGTGACAGTCTTCGTGACAGAGGGGGAGCACGAGGAAGTTTCCCGCACGCTGTGCGCCGCCTTGGCCCGTTCTGATGTGGTGGACGTCGGTCTTGCTCTCCTGCTTCCGATCGAGCAGGTAGCAGCAGATACAGGCCATGCCGGCGACGCGCCCCATGTAGTCGCTTTCGCGCTTCGTGGCGCGGCGCTTCATCGGGCCGCCCACAAGAGTTGGTCAAACGGCGTCAACGTGCCGCGCTTGGCTTGACGCTTGAGCAGCTTGATACGCCCCCACTTGATGCGATGGCGCCTGCATTCCGCTGCCCGATCTTTCAACGGGCGCGGCGCATCCTGACGGTTGCCGATTCGATAGACTGCTTCCTGATTGCCGCCAATGCGTCCGATAGGGCGTACCCAGTCGTAAATGTAGATGCGCTTTTTCGCGCGCAGGGTGTTGAGTGATCGCGTCGTCGTGGAGTGGTTGACGCCAAGCGCTTCGGTCAGTTGTAACGCGGTATGGTTCTCGACCTTCAGCAGTTCGAGGATGTTGTCTGCTGTGTATTTTTTCATGCCGCCAATCCTTCATATCCCGGATCTGCTGCGATCCGAATGTCGTTGTCTGCTGCCCATGCGAGCGTGTATTCGATCAGGCTGTTAAGACGCTTGACGCCCATTTGCGCGCTCGATTCGCGGATGTTGCAGAACTCGCCTTCGAGGCCGGGAATCATGTCCGACCCGAGCCCGGTCGCAACCGCGTGTCCGCTGATGAAAAGTGTTTTCCATTGCGTCGGGCTCAGGCGCCGACCGTGAAACTCGGCTTGCTTCGCGATCTGCGAGAACAGGCTGTGGAGTAGGGCGTTCTGGCGGACAGTGCGCGTGGGTTCCTGAAGTACAAGCACGTGACCATCGGGCCGACTGTGTACCGCGTCGGCTGCCAGGCGGCGGTTCGTCCTGCTGAGGAAGATCGTGACCTTATCCATCACGGCCCCTGCCACTGAGACGCTACGGCGATCGCTTGCTCGGCCGATTCGACGACGTAGATCTCGCCAGTCCATGCCGCGTGAAATTCTTCTTGCGCCGGCGTCAGCTTGCGTGCGCTCGGCGGCTTCTCACCGTCTTTGATTTCGAGAAGGAACGTGCGCCCGCCGTAATCGACGACGAGATCCGGGAACCCCTGTCCGACCGTGTGCGTCGGGATGACCTTTGCGCCGATCTTGCGTAACGCTGTGACGATCTCAGGCTGATTGCGGTCGGCTTTTGCTGCGTATCTCATGCTGCGTTCCTAACCTCGTGTGAGCAAATCGAATGCTGCTGCCGCCACTCGCGAAACTTGTCCGTTTCCAATGGCTTTAATGCGGTCAGCCCGATTGGCCACCCCATTAGCCACTCGACCCATTCCGGGTTCAGCTGGCCACCGTCCGATGCCATCACTGCGTGGTCGATTCGATCGTTCTCTCGGCTCTTGCCGGATTTCCGAACCAATGCTGCCGGTGACGATCCCTTGCTCGCGCTCGCGCATGGCGTAGGCCAGAACCTTTCCCGCTTGCTGTTCGCTGCTCTGCTCGACATCGCTAAGTACTCGTGCCGATCGCTCAATTTCCGAGACAGAAGCAGAAGCTCCCCGTCGCTCCGAAACCCTATGCAATTTGGAGTGGGCCACAATCCAGATTCGGTCGCGCTGGTGGGGGGCTCCGCAATCTGCCGCTCCCAAGACTCCCCATTCCGCATCGAACCCCATCGAGGCCAGGTCGCCGAGAACTCGTCCAAGCCCTCTAGAAGTGAGCATTGGGGAGTTCTCCACGAACGCGAATCGCGGTCGAACCTCGCCAATAATCCTAGCCATTTCCGACCAGAGCCCACTTCGCTCGCCATCCAATCCGTCGCCTCGTCCCGCTGCGCTGATGTCTTGGCAAGGGAAACCTCCCGAAACCACGTCAACAGATCCTCGCCACGGACGCCCATCAAAGGTTCTGACGTCATCCCAAATCGGGAAAGGCGGGAATGTTCCGTCGTTTTGTCGGGCCAGTAGAACGCTTCTGGCGTAGGCGTTGTATTCGACGGCGCAGACGGTGCGCCATCCAAGTAAGTGGCCTCCGAGAATCCCGCCACCAGCGCCCGCGAAAAGTGCCAGCTCATTCATTGCCCCCTCGCTCTTTTCGCGTCCATCAGGGCGTCTCGCATTTTGATTCTTGTTTTCGGCTCAATATTTTCGAGCGATCCGAAAAACCTTTTCAACGCCGCGTCGATCTCTCGTTTCGTCGGCATCTCTTCTTCAAAATCCCCGCACTGAAACATGAAATGAGCACCACTAGATTCGTTCATTTTTTCGCCCTTGT